GATGCTCAATCACCAACTCCCCCTCTTCCATCGCCACAATCACCCGTTCGGTGGCCTTGATGACATACAACACGTCGATGGTGTCGTCGTTAAGAATGTCGGCATCAAAATCAATGCCATCGCGGCGCCGTTCCGGGTTAAACAGCAGATCGGGCTGATGCTGACGGGCCCAGCTCAAGATGGGGATCGTCAACCTGTCCAAATCCCCCGGAAAATCCATTGCCAGCACGTTCAGCTCGTACTGATACATGAACGACATGGACGGCGTACCGGTGGCGATCACTTTGCCGCGAGTGACATACACCTCCAGCGCGTCGGGATTCGTCTTAAACCACGGGTGAAACTCCGTGATGATGTCGCGCATCAGTTTGGCTTTCAGCATGGGGGCTCCTTGACCTTCTCATTCAGGGTGTGGGTACGTGGCGGCGGCGTTGGCGGTGCTGGTCGCTTGACCTCATGCGTTTCATCGTCCGGCTTCACCATCAACCCCACGCGATGCTGTATCTGGAAAGATTCGCTCAAGGTGGCATCTCGCCAGATGGTTTTATACCGGCGGCCGGTCACCTGGGTGCCGACAACGCTCTTCACTTCCTGCACCACTTCGACCTGCATAATCGGCTTGCCGGTGAACCACTGCCGGCGGCCCCGCGCTTTTCCCGTTAATCCAATCTCGGCGACAAACTCACATTCGAACGGTTTATGCACCCTTTCCCCCTTGCTGGCGTTGCCGCCACTCGATCAACGTCTGCACCCGTACGGCGCAAATGCCTAATGCCGCCTTGAGCGCCAGCGTATAACTCACCGCATCACCCCAGGTGTCACCCTGAAGACTCGGTTGCGCGCAGGCGGTAAACACGGACTCAGGGGGCATCAACTGCACCGCCTGCGGCACCGGTGCCGACGGCCGGGCGCAGGAGCTCAAGCACAGCATCAGGCATGCGCTCAGCAGCGCAGCGATTACCTTTGATTGCCTCACGGTATTTCCTCTGATATTCATCGCTCTGTTGCCGCAGTTGCTGCTCCTGCTGCTGCTGCGCCGCCATCAGCGCGCGGTTCTGCGCATCCTGCGTTTGCAGGGTGGCAATCAGCCCGGCCTGCTGTGCCAGGCTTTTTTGCAGCTCCGCGGCCTGCTGGCGCGCGGACTCCAGCCGGTGCGACAGGAGCGAGCTGTAACCCATCAGGCACAGGGTGCTGAGCAGTAGCGCCAGTAGCCCGCCGTTCTTGAGCATCGTCAAGGCGCTCGTCATGCGGGGTAGTCCCGGTGCGGTAACTGGAAATGCGGCCCATCTTTCAGCGTCTTCCAGTCACCGCCCCACTCGATCGGGATATTGAGCTCGGCGGCCGCCTGCTTGAACGCGGCTGAAATCTGTGCGTAATACTTCCACTCCCAGGAGCCTGCCGGCGTCGGGTAGGCGAAAACATCTACCGCATGGCCGGTCAGATGCCGGCTGTTTTGCGTCTGCGACTTGCCGGCGGCAACCAGCTGGCGCTGCCGTTCTGGCGTACGTAACCCCTCGGTGATGCCGAAATCGACATCGGACAAGGCCAGAGCACGGCGCACAACACGCACCAAGTCAGGGTGAACGCCGCGCAGATTGTTTTCGCTGCGCGGGCTGAAGCAGAAATTAGTCATCGATCTTCCTCCGGAACAGGTGCATCACATTGCCGCGGGCGGTGTAAACGGCAGCGCATAACGTCAGATTGATCAGCGTCTCCGCCCAATCAGCAAACAGGTAATGCCCGGTCACCACGCGGATCACGACAGCGGCGCAGGCAACGATCAGCGCATAAGCGAACCCGGCGCCGGCGAACCGATAGGCGGCCCCCTGGCGGCGGTACATCAGCAGCCTGACAGCAATCAGTCCGCAGGCTACGGCATTGATACTTAACAGAACTGTCTGATAGCTCACTTCTCACCCCCACCGCGAAAGCGGTCGAATATGGATCCGTTGCTACTTGGCCTGGCGCTGAACATCATCAGAATGCGCACCGCCGCGGCAGCGGCCAGCACGGCGCCGACGGGCTTTTGTACCGTGATGGACTCACGCAACAACGTAGTCAGCAGCGATGCGACTATCGAGGCGCTCAGCTCTGCGGCATACATGCCGACCAGCATGGACACCACGAACAACATGGCCCGCTTCCACAAGGGAAAATCCGCCGCCGACAATACGAATATGACGGCACCGGCAAACGCGCCGATCATGACGCCGGGGTCAGCACCTGGCACCATGCCCGCTATCGCGATCCCGGTGACGGCACTCGTCGCTACGCCGGTGCTGATGGTTAATGGCTCTGCCATGTCAACCCCTTACGATTCAATCCCATAACTGAACGATGTCCTCACGCGCCTGCCTGGCGATGTCAGGCAACGTAATCACCTGACCGGCGGCCAGAAACGGCCCGCCTTCGCACAGACCTGGGTTCGCCTCCAATACCGCCTCAGTCACCCCCTGTGTTTTGCCGTAATAGCGGTAACACAGTTGATCAACGGTATCGCCCTGCAACGCCTTGACCTCCATCAGACCAACTCCGCCAGGCCGCGATCCTCACCGAGAATGTCGCGAATAGACCAACGCGCATCGCGCCACAGCATGTCGATTTGCGTGCTGAGCGCCTCCGCGTGCTTCTCGCCGTCGCGGGTGGTGTCAATATCGCGATAGCGCTCAGTCAGCGATGCCTTGGTGATGCTGTACACCGCACGACGATAGCGATAGACCAGCGGCGATACGTCGTTGATCAGCTCTGCCGGCACGTCCTCCAGTGAGGCGTGTCCTTGCTTTTCCTGGTCGAACCGGTATTCCTTCAGCTGGTCGTTGGTGTGCAAAACGGCTTCTGTAGTGGCATGCATCAACCGATCGGTTGTCACCTTGCCGTTAATGCGCATGCTGGTACGCAGATCGCGCAGGGTGATCTCCGGCCAGAACGTCCCGGACTTGACCACGGCGCCGCCGTCGTCAAGGTCGGGTGCGTCTCCCTCAATCGGGTTAATTTCTTTGGGCGCAACGAGACTCATCGCGGCCTCCTGATAGGTCAGGCGGTGGACGACGTGGCGGTAAACAGCAAAGCTGATGCTGCCACGTCGTGCCGCCTGGGTGCGCGGGGGCACATTGGGTTACTGCCTGGTTTTCACCGAGCGTGAATTCTGGTTGCCGGCACGCGTCTTGGTCGAGGCCGCTGGCTTTTTCGCTGCTGCCGGCTTTTTCGGCGCCGCGGGTTTCTTCGGTGCTACGGGTTTCGACGTTGGCTCCGGGTTCTGCGAAGCATTGCCCGTTCCGCCGTCAGGGCCGGTATTGGCATCGGATGAACCGGCGCCGCCCGCGCTATCAGCATCACCGCCGGTGCTGCCGTCGCTTTGTCCGTCAGTGGTGGTGCCTTTCTTGATGGCGCGCATCAGGTTTTCGATGTCGCGCTTCACGCCGATCCCGTTGAACAAGGTAATGGCTTGCTGAAGGTAGGCGAGCGCCGATTCACAGGTCGCCGGCTGCAAGCGCTGGCAATAGCCGATGGCCTTGAACAGCTTGGCGCGCACCTGATCCGGCATATCTTCGTCCGTCGTCATAGCGTCCAGTCGCAGCAGCAGCGCCTGATCTACCGGTGCGATGCGCGGATCACGGCTGAAGGCCGTCAGGATCGGATCGCAAATCTCGTCAACGAGGGCGGTCGCCGTGGTACGTTTGTATTGGTCAGGCATCGACAAACCGTGGCGCAAGACGTACTCGCCAATGCGCAAGGCTTCCTCGATGTTGCCGGCATCGATATTCCAGATCATGACGGTGGTCAACACGTCGTCAGCCTGGCCGGTATCCGCGTTTAGCGCGCCATCCACCCAGCCCTGATAACCGGCGATCAGGTTGCGCTTGACGGCGCCCTTGGCGGTATCCGACTGGATATTTTGGAGCTTCACCTTATCGATGCGCAGCCGGTGCAGCATCTGCTCGTAAGCGGTGAAGTCACCGAAGGTGTTTTGTTCGCCACGGCGGGCTGCCATGGTTTCTTGAAAATGTCGTTGTGCTGGAGTCAGCATGATGTTTGCCCCCTGATGGCCGGGGCGAATGCCCCGGCTGTAAGCCTGACTTATGCACCGCCGCCGGTTTCAGCTTTGGCGAAAGTGATCCCCTCAACCAGGCAACCAAAACCGTAATCTTCAACGACATAGGCATCGTTGGACGATTCATAGGTCGCCACACGGTTGTAATGCGGTTCCTCGCGGATCATGCGGCGATGTTTGTCATCCATGAAGTAGATGGAGAGGTTCTGGAACGGCGTAATAAACAGCGTCCCATCCGGGAAGAACGGCGCGATGTAGCTGTCCAGGCCGGCAATTTTCTTACTGGCAACCAGCAGCTGCCCGGCCAATGCTTCCGAGTTTGGGTTGCTGGCACTGATGGCATTCAGGATCGAAAACTCTTTACTGGTCACGATGTTGCCGCCGCAGATGACAACCAGCTCGGTCGAGCGCTTATTCCACTCATCCAGCAGGTTGTTTTTGGCGTCATAAACCAGGGAGTCGACGTTGCCATACATGCCTTTGGCAACGACCTTGTTTTCGTCGTCACGGCTGGTGATCGTGACATCCTTCATCACGCGCTGCGGCGCATGCAGACGGTACTGCTGCAACCAACCAATATTCACATCTTGCAGCAGTGGATTGGCGTTCAGATCCGATTTATCCGCGCGGCTTGTACCGTTAAAACCGACGGTGATGCGATCCAATGCCCGTCGCTTGATGATCTGGTTAGTGATACGGGTCTGGAAGTCCTTGAACTTCGCCCACATGTCCAATTGCGCATAGCTGATAAACGTATCGGTGTTGGTCTTCTCACAGCGATATTTGTTATTTTCCAGCGTGTGAACAGAACGCGGAACACGGCGATCCGTGGTGGAGTCGTTGGTAGACGCCAGCGGGCCATTAATGCCCAGGCCGATTTTTTCACCTTCCTGCTCAGGAACACCAACGATGTTGATCTTCTTCAAAAATTCGTCGGACTGTTGCGTTTTATCTTCCAGTGTCTGCGCGACGGAAGGGGCAAGATTGAACCCTTTGGTCACGGCGCCGACGGTCACACCGTTCAGCTCTACCTG